ATCTTGTATGTGCTCGCTATATTCCTACTAAACCTATTTCACTTGATCCATTGAAGGATATCCAATGTGAAGTAGCTGCAATTGATGCTGGTTTGAAATCCCGTACACAGGTAATTAGTGAAATGGGTGGTGATCCACGTGTTGTAATTCAAGAAATAGAAAATGAGAAAAATATGAACAAGGAAGTTCTAAATGAAAAACAAAAACCAGACGAGGGAACTAACCCTACCAACGGCGATTAATTCTGATAATCGTACCGTTGAAGTTGCTTTTTGTTCTGAAGCTGGCGTACTACGTGAAATTGAAGGAAAGGTATATACCGAAATACTTCTATGTAATCCAGAAAATGTAGACCTATCGCGTTTGAATAATTCAGGGGCAGTACTTTTCAATCATGATCGAGATCATTTGATTGGAAGGGTTCTATCTGCACGTATTGATTCAGATAAAGTAGGTCGTGCTGTATTACAGATTTCAAATGCTTCAGAAAAAGAATGGGAACAAATCAATGAAGGCGTATTAACACATATTAGCTTTGGCTACACAGTTAACGATTACCGTATTGAAGGTAATATTATCTATGTAACTCGTTTCACACCATATGAAATATCTCTGGTAACAGTACCTGCTGATTGTACTGCTGGTGTTGGTCGCTCATTGATAAATAACAATGATGACAACCAGAAGGATACGATCATGGAAGATGATAACGAAATTGAAAGTACTGAACCTGAAATTGAAGAACAATCAGAAGTAATTAGTACTGAACTTGAATCTGAAGAAGAAGTAGAAGAATCCCTAGAAGAAGAAATTACTGAAACTGAAGAAGTGCGTATGAGCGATGAAGAACTATTAGAACAAATTTCAAATCGTCCAGACTTGCTTGAACGAATGATAAATAAAATCGAAGTTGAAGAAACACGCGAAGAAGTACAAGAAAGTACTGTTAATTCTGAATCAGAAGATTCTACCGATGAAGTAGAACGTAAACGTGAATTGGAATCAATCGGCGTAGTTCTAAATATTGATGTGTCTGAAGCAATTGAAAATGGAATTTCAGTTGAGGACTTCAAACGCACACTAAATACAAAAACAAATCCTAATCATGATAAGGAAATCAAAATGGAAAAATCCGTATTAAATGGCCTAATTCGTTCACTAAGTGAAGGTAATTTTGCTGGTAAAACTGAAATCCCTGCGAGCGATTTCGTTCGTACTTCTACTACTGTTGGCGGTGCTGCTCTAGTTAAAGAAGTATATGCTGATTCTTATATTGATGTGCTACGTGCTCAATCAGTATTTGCGAATCTACCTGTACAAATATATTCAAATCTAGAGGGTGAAGGTAATCTAGTTCTACCTAAACTATCTTCTGATTTCACCGATAATTTCGGATATGTTACTGAAGGTGCTCCATCACCATCTTATAACGCTGCTTTTGAGAAGATTACTCTAAAGCCAGAAATCTTTACTGGTTCTGTTGAACTAACTCGTACTCTAATTAAATCTGCTAGTACTGCTGAACAGTATATTCAAGATGCGATGGTGAAGGGTGCTGCTCTAAAACTAGAACGTCTAATTCTTGCTGATGTTGTTGCTAAGGCTCCAGAAGTAACCCTAACTGCTGCTCTAACCAAAACCGATGTTATTAGTGCTCTAGCTACTCTAGCTGCTGCTAACGTCCGTATTGAAAACGTAGTTGCTATTGTACACCCTACTACCGCTGCTGTATTGCGTACTACTCTAGATGGTTCTAACACCTCTGCTAAGTACTTGCTACAAGGCTATATGGGTGATGGTATCCTAGCTGACTCAGTACGTATTGTTGAATCTACTCAAGTTGCCGCAGGTGCTATTGTTTTCGGTGATTGGTCAAATATCGTTATGGCTCAATGGGGTTCAGTAACTATGGATCGTGACGATACAACTCAGCGTAACTCTATGGGTATCGTTCTACGTACCTTTAGCTTCCAGGCTCATGCTCTAGCACACGATGAAGCATTCCTAGTACTTAAGTTAGCTTAATACAAGGGTGACAAATGAGAGCATTTTTTAGTAACTCACAAATAGAGTATCTATTAAATGCTTTTGGTGAAAAGCTCGTCATTGTTCAAGATGGTGTATCAATAACGATTACCGCAATTTTTGAACAAGACGAGCTTTTTTTCGATGATAGTCAAACTACCGTAACATATTTTAGTGCTAAGTCAGGAATTAAACTAAATAGCACCTTCACGATTGATAACACCGAATACGTAGTAAATAGAATAGATGATGATACGAGCGGTATCTCTAACTATCACTATGTTCGCAAGATCGATTTAGAAGAGGAAATATAATATGTTCACGGCAGACTATATAATAAGAAAGTATTTGATTAATAAATTAGCAGTGATTGTTAATTTACAATATCCATCAAAAGCATCAGTAGATAATACTACAATGGTTTACATTGGTGATTCTTCTGTACAACGTACACAGATAGCTAAAGCAAATCAAATTGTAAAAAATCAAATCGTACCTTCAACTATTAGAAATTTATGTGAATTTCGAGTTGAGTTTGTAGCTGTCGGACAATCATTTAAAAGTGCTTCAGATGAAATAGAAAAGATTCTTGAAGCACTTTATACATCTGGTTTCTTTGATGAACTAAACCAGCAACTTCCAATGCCATTATTCAATATCCGTATTGAAGATAGCCTAATGACTACTCAAGCCGAAGCAACGGAAACCGCTTATGTACACACGCAAACTCTATCTTTTAGCTATGGGGAATAATTATGGCTCAAACATTTTTAGGGAATCTAACTACAGTATGGATTAATACCGATACAACAAACGTTGATCCAAATGCCCGTACTTTTGTTCAAGTAGAAAACCTTTCAGCATTTCCAAGTTTTAGTGAATCAACTTCTGTGTCAACTGTAGAAACATATGATAGTACTTACACCTCTAAAGTAGCGGGTGATAGTTCATATGGTGATATGACTATTTCAGTTAACTATATTCTAGGTGAAAACGCCGTACTTGATTCTGTTGTTGATTCTCAGCAATTAGTACAGGTCAAGGTAGAAATGCTTGATGAAGGTTTAAACGATACTACCGTAAACTATGTGCTTTACAACGGTTACTTATCCAGCGTTGCCGATACGTCGGATCTGGATCAGGTCGTTACCCGCTCTTACGTATTCACACCAGAAAGCCAGGTATCAGCAGGTATTCTTGATGAATCAGTAGTTGAACTCTATCGCGGTGATTGGGGTGTTGGTTCGAATGGTAACGAGTTTCCAAGCTATCAAGGCCGTGACGGTAACTCATTCGTTAAGATCGCAGCAGCCAACGCACCAACAGGTGTTGATATGTTGGGTATCACTAACCTTGATGGTTCTAACGGTACTCAACTTGTAATGAGCAAAACCGGTACGCCAGTACTCAACTTTCGTAACTTCTCAACAGCAAGTAATGGGGCATGGTACAAGGTCTACACCAGTGCCGATAAACCTACGCTAACAGAACTTGGTGCGGCAGCCGCTACCGATCTCAGTAACTACGTACCAATCACACGTACTGTCAATGGTAAAGCACTTACAGCTAACATTACTTTGGTAGCAGCAGATATTAGTGATGTTTACTCTAAGACCTACATTGATTCAAACGTAGTACCGAAAGTATTCCAGTTAAACGGACACGCATTATCAGGAACGGCGTTGAACTTAGTAGCAGCAGATATTCTTGATGTGTATTCACAGACTCAGGTTAATAATACCTTTGTAGCTAAAACGGTTACTATTAATGGATTGCCTTTAAGTAGCAATATCACACTAACCGCAGCACAACTTACTGATATGGCATCATTAGCATATAGTAATAGTACTTATGTGCCTAAAACGTTCTTAATCAATAACAAGCCATTATCTGGTACTAACATTCAATTGGTAGCGGCAGATATTAGTGATGTATATTCCCGTACTGAAAGCAACGGATTGTTCGCGTTACGTATCACTACGATTAACGGTTATGCTTTAAACAGTAACGTAACCTTGAACTATAACGATGTTGGAACGTATTCAAAAGCACAAATTGATGCCAAAGATGCCTCACTACAAGCGAACATTGATACCAAAGTAACTATCACTCAAGACCTTCTAACAATAAATAACGTAGAAGATACATTAGAACTTGATATGTCTGATGGTAAACGTGTTTTCAAAGCAACTCTAACAGCACCAGTAACACAACTCAGTGTTATAAATGCGAGTGGAAGTAACTTAAACAGTCAAACTATCACGATGTTGTTAACACAAGGAACAGGGGCAAATAAAATTTCATGGCCTTCTAATGTTAAATGGTCTTATGGGCGTGAACCAGTATTAACCTTTACGAAAGATTCAATTGATGTAATTCAATTCTTGTCAATAGATGGAGGAAGTACCTGGTACGGCTCCTTACTAATGGCGGATCTACAAGAATGATAAGAAAACAAAATATCAGCAATGCCCAACAGATGATTGAAGGGCATTGGAAATTTTTAGAACGTAATACGGGTTTAGTTAATGATAATAAAACAGATCACTATGTACTAAACACACAGAACGTTATATGTAACAACAGGCATTTTATCGCGGAAACTGGATGGGAGGCTCAACCGGATGGCGACGCAACCACAGAAGGGCAATCCTTAGCAATTCTTGGTGCTATCTATGCGTATCAGGCAACCAAAGAACCGTACTACCTACAACGTGCTAAAGACTTTTTCAACGCCTATCATATGGCGTTCTTCCGTGGTGTAGCGTTTCCCGATCCACCTAATGGTTCATTGCGTTGTAACTGGATCTGTAACGGTAAGGCTCCAGTACTGGCACATTACCCATTAGATCCAGAGTATCCAACTCACGGCGGGTTCAAGGGCGTATTGTTCACATGGACGAACGGACAAACACAGATACCTCATGGTTCACCTAACTACGGTGAATACCTCGATGCTGTATGGTTTGCCTTTCCCGAAAGAGCGGGGCTTGGTTGGAATCAGGTAAACGCAACAGCCTACGCATGGTTAGCTAATGAAGATTCCATAGATTGGGATACTAAAGCACCTACGTATGAAGTTGATTGGATTGTTGACCGTACAGGCCGCAAGGTAGATAGCAATGGTGATGTACTGGCAGAAGGACTAACAAGCCAGATCGGTACAGTCCAGCTCAAGGACACGTCTATAAACGGTAATTACCGATTCAACTACGCCACGAAGAACCCTGTATCAGAGGGTGGTTATCTGATGGGGCGTAATGAACGTTGGCACAACAGGCCAGTAAACGTACCCATTGATAACTACGGTTCACTTGATTTCGCTGATAACGCATCAGATGCTGAATTGTGGTTCTGTCAGGCGGCAAAGCTACTATGGGATATCACAGGCGAGCGTATCTATTACTTAGCATGGCAGAACTCACTACTTACATGTATTGGATATTCCGATATTGATAAATTTGATATGTTCTTTCGTAAAAGTACACTTGCTATAACGCCGTTTACTGATGGTATTTCATATGATTATTTCTATCCGAGTAATCAAGTAGCATCATATTCACGTGATTCAGACGGCTATATAGTCATTAATCAAAGTGCCTCAGCACAAACAACACTTGAACAACAATCTATATGGTTCAAATTCAATAATAGTTCAACTTTCCATGTTGAATATAGTGGTGTTGATACTACTGGCAAACCATTAAGCCTTGCTGTAGCAATGACAGTGAATAAAACTAAAACAGAAGATGGTGCTATTAGATACCGTTGTGGTTTACCCATTACCAATACTGACAACAGTATTATATCAATGGATATACCGATGAACCATTTTACACGTATTGCTAAACCAGACGGTGGACAGTACTTAACAGCAGATATGCGTATGATTTCTGATTATGGGGATAATACAGTAACTACCTTACAATATGTTTCCGGTATCGCTGGAACGTACTATGACAACGTGATTTCTACTACTATGGATTCTGACGGTAGTTCTACAGTTGGTTTCTGGATCTTTGATGATGAAACACAGGATTTAAACAGCTTCACATACAGAACATATGCTGATGATTTTAATATCCGTATTGTTGATGATCTTGGTTGGCGTTGGTGGGCTATGCTACCAGCAAGTAACGGGGCATGGGTAACACAAACGTTTAATGTACTGGATTTTAAATTGAGTTCTTATCAACCGGATCATGGAGAAGGTGATGAACAGCCAGGACAACCAACACTAACAGGACGTACAGAGTTTACACTATTACTTGATACCGATCCGGTTGATGGTGTCTCAGGACGTATTGACTGGTATTGTGTTAACGATTTACCAGCACTTTATAACGATGGTGGTACAGGTGATTATTCAGTATTAGTAAGTTTAACATTCAATGATAGTACTGGTAATGGATATACAGCACGTTTAGGTGATTGTGTAATTCGTAATTACATGCTTGATAGCCTTTCATATACACCAGGACTAATACCATTCAGTAACATCACAGATCCATATGCTCAATTGTATTCCGGTTGGCGTGGATTACCATATCCTGGTTATCAATTGCCTGCTATATGGTGTTTCAAAGGAACTACAATTGATCAAACCAGACTAAATAATAGTATTAAGTTCTTATGTGATGCTCAGGACTGGTTTACTAATAAATTCCATCCTACTTTACCTGGTCCGTGTGCTCAGGCTTATGTGTGGAACCGTCAGGACGCTTTAGCATATGCCCCTGATGGTAAACCGGATCAATTCATTATGCAGCACTGGTACGAAGAAGCATGGTCAGGTTATGAACCTCGTGCGTTCTTTGCAGGATGTGACGTAGTGCATGAACTATTTCAACGTGGTGATTATGCGATTCCACAGAACATTATTACGTACTGTAAGAACTGGATGAATTACTTAAAGTGGTTCATGAAAAATAATGATGGTCACGCACCAACACGATTTAAAGATACAGGTGAAGTTATCTATGATGGCTTTACAGGTCATATGTCTGGTTTGTGGCTTGCTGGTGCTTCAATGATGGCAATAGCAGGTTATCCAGATCACGAATTACTTGATTTACTATTCGCGGAAATTCAACAGAACTATAACGTAGTTTCAGCTAATCACGTAATGAATGGTGGCTGGTCATCAGCTATCAGAAGTGGAACACCTACAACACCACAGAACAACTCTATGTTCTTTGGATTCTATACAGGTGAACTACTAAGAGGTTTAGCACTTTACATGAAGTACTACAACCAACATATATAAATAAACAGAAGGGGTATCAAGGACTGATGCCCCAAATATATAAAGG